CGCAAAGTAATTCACATTAGGTAACTTCTTTATTGTAAAGTTAAAACCTACCGGTGATAAGAACTGAGGGTTCGTTGGTTGTGTTGATAATATTGCCATGATAGTATTTATGTCAAAAAAAAGGGGCTCCGAAGAGCCCCTTTCTAATTTGCTATTGCTAATCCAATCTTACATAAGATTGTTAACAACTACTTTTCTGTAGTACTCGTTAAGATCTTTAACGATTGTTCCAGCAGCTGCTACTGCAGCAGTACCTCTAGCAAATGGATTTTCTACAACGCCATAACGTGTTTTAAATCCAATTTTTGGTTGGAAAGAATCCTCTC